TGGTCAAACACTCCTCATCGCCTGCGGTACGCCCCCCCGGTCGTCCGCTCGCGGATCTCGGACCGCCGCAAGCGAAGCTCCCAGCCCTCGCCGCCGCCGACCGATCGATTTTCCGTCACCGTCCAGTCCTCGCCGCCGATCGTCACGACGTCCCCGCTCGCCGCGGTCGCCACGGTCGCCTGGGGGACCGTCGCCGTCGCCGTCCGCCCCCGCTGCCGGCCGTCCGCGCGGTCGGCCTGGGCGGCGAGATCCTCCTCGAAGGTCGCGTCGGCGACGGAGATCGGAGACTCGCCCGCCGGCGTGTAGGTCAGCGCCACGGCGAACGCCTCGCGGAGATCGCCGAAGCCGGCCGCCAGTGCCGTGTCGAAGCTGCTCATGCGAGGACCCGGAGGCCCACGGGCCGCCGCCCGTGGGCTTCGTTCGGCGGCTGTCCAAGCCGCGGGGCGGCGGCCCCGCGGGTCCGGCCTGCGGATGGGCGCGGCAGCGCTTATCCTTCGGCCGCCCAGATCCCGCGCTCCTCGGTGACGAACCATCCGTCGGCGCCGTCGCCGAGAAGGACGAGGTAATCGCCCTGCTTCGCCGTCGCCTTCGTGTTGACGCGGTCCTTGTTGGCGACGCCCGCGAGGTCCGCACCCATGATCGCGTCGTTGGCGTTGGGCGAGATCGTCACGATGGTCAGGCCGTCGGCGAGGCCGTTTCGCACGATATACCTGTAGCCGACGACCGTCGCCGGCAGCGTGATCGCCTTCGCGTCGACGGTGACCTCCATCACCTTGCCGACGTCCTGGGCGTCGAGCGTCTTGTTGTCCGCGACGGATTCGTGGACGAGGTTCGCGAAGGCGGGGACGTCGGGATTCGGCGCGTTGAGGAGGAACTTGGCGAAGCCGTCCGCCGCGCCCAGATCCTCGACCAGATGGCCGCACCAGTAATCGCCGTCCGCGGCGACGCAGGTGAACGCACCGCTCGACGCCGTCCCGCCGTAGGGGCTCCCGTTCGCGTCCCACCAGACGTTGGCGCCCGCGCTGGCGGCGGTCGTGACGAACCACCCCACCATCAGCCCGGCGATCACCACGTCGTCGGCATCGCCCGAGGCGATGTCCCGCGAGGGGATGCCGATCAGCGTGTCGTAGAGCAACTGCGGATCGCCGCCGGTCAGCGCGCTGCCCGCCGTATGCGGAACGACCTCCGCGGACTTGTACGGCCTGCACTTGATGTTCATCGCTCTTGCCCTTTCGTCTGTTTCGGGGGAAGATCCCGCCCCGATCCCGATGGTCCTCGGGATCGACGCGGAACGCGGGGCAAGCCCCGCCGTTACACGTGGCTTACGCCTGGTTGAGCTGCATCGTGCGCGAATCGACGACGACCACGCCCGCGTCGACGTACACGCGGTAGCCGACCGCGAGGCGATTCGCATCCGGATCGACGGATTCGACCGTCGGGCTCTGCTTGCCGTTGAGGAACAGGACCGTAATGTTGTCCGCCTCGCCCGGCGAGCCCATGACGTACCAGCTCGTCGCCGAGTACCCGGTGTACCCGCTGTTGGACAGGCGGCTCTCGACGACGGGGACGAGACGCCCGGCGTCGGCGAACTGGGCCATGCGGCTGGCGTCCGTGGTCCCCGTCAACACGACGACCTTCCCCTCGTAGAGGCTGTTGCCCGTCTCCGCCAGCTCCGGCGGGATCAGGAGGATCGCCGGCTCGACGTCGATCGGATCCGTCCGCTTGTCCGTCTGGGTGAGGAACGCCGCGATCGCCGCGGAGAGGTTCGTCGGCGTCAGCGCCGCCGACGTATTGAGGTTGGCGTGCGTCGCGTGGAAGAGTGCGACGCCGTCCGTCATGTTCCCGTTGGCGAGCAGCGTCGTGTAGACGAGCTTCGACACGCGCCTCGCCCCCTGGACGCCGTACATGTAGGGGATCCGGCTGAACGCCCGCTTGTCGTCGTTGTAGACGTCCTGGCGGGAGATCCAGACCAGCTTCCCGTACGTCCGGGCGCGGCCTTCCTCGTACTCTTCCTCGTACGTGTCCTGCGCGACCTCGCCCGCGGTATTGACCTCGTCGAGCTCGCCCGTCGCCGTCAGGCGGATGAAGGTCTGCGTCTTGAAGTCGGACACCGACGCCACGGGACACCACTTCTCCCACGTCTTCCGCGGCGCGCCGTAGCCCTTCATCAAGTGCTTACCCGCGATGTTCCCCGCGAGCTTCGACAGCGTCGCGCCCGAGAAGGCGACGCGGATCGCCTCCTCTCGCCCGCGGGGGACCGGCCGGCCGTCGATCGCGATCGCGTAGCGGAGGACGTCGAGGAAGGGGATGTCGCGCATCCGGTCGGCTTCCTCCGTTTCCCGCTCGCCGTAGGCCGCGACGATCTCCGCGTCGTCCAGGCGGCTGCCCTGAAGGCACAGGCTCGCCTCGAGGATCTTCCGCGTCATCGCGTGGTCCGGCGTGTGGACGGCCGGCGCGAAGGCGATCACGTTGCCGTCGGCGCCCCTCCCGCGCGTCTCCTCGACGTGCTTCTTGAGCATCGCGCGGGCCTCATCGGCCGTCGGCGCCGCCAGTGCCGACGCGCGGACCTCGTCATCGGGGGCGAGGCCGGCCAGATCGGCCAGCTCGCCGATCGTCCGGACGCGATCCGCCTCCGCCGTGCGCTCGGCGCGGACCGCCTCCGCCGCCGCCTCGCCCGCGGCCTGGCGGACGTCGTCGAGCTTGATCGTCTCCGGCGACGCCGGCGCCTCGTCGGAACGCCCATCGACTGCGCTCGATGGGGTCTCTTCCGCCTCGCGCTTCTCCAGCGCCTCGAAGTCGCGGCACAGCGCCGTCGACTGCTCGGCCGACAGCGCCTCGGCGTCGATGCCCCGTTCGGTCAACCATTCGGTGAACTTCATCTTCGTGCCCTTTCGTCTGGTTCCGGGGGGATCGCCGCCCCGCTGATTGCCCATCGCCGCGCGGATCTTCGCCGCCTCATCCGCTCCGATCGGGACGAGGCTGTCCTCGCGGAGCGTCCACTTCGTCACGACGCGAAGCGTCGTATTCGCGGCGGCGCGGTACTCCCGCCCGCCGATTTTCTTCGTCTTGCCCGGCTCGACGTACGCCGCCCGATCGACGAGGTAGCCGATCGACCCATCCGTCACGTGGCCGCCGCGGACCTTCTCCGCCGCCTTGCGCCCCTCCTCCGTCTCGTCGAAGTGGCGGGTCCCGACGAGCTTTCCCCCGTCGACCCGGATCGACCGCGTCGATCCGAGCTGTGCGAAGATCGAATAGCGGTTGTGCGTGTCGAGCAGCGGGACCTGGCCGCCGCCGGGGATCCGGACGCCGTCCATCCGGAGGATTTCCTCCACGATCTCCCATCGACCGTAATCCACGATCCGCACGCGCCCCTCCGTGGCGAGGACGGCCTCGACCGTCCGCGCCTCGGCGTCGTAGGTCTCCGCCCGCAGGGCGAGGACCCGGTACGCCTCGCCGTCGAAGGCCCGCCCCGCGACGTCGTCCGCGAAGATCCGATCCGTCTCGCCCGTTTTCCGTCTCGGCGCGGGCATCTAGGCCGCCTCCGCCTTGCCGGCTTCTTGGTCCTCGTCCTCGTCCTCGTCGTCGTCCTTCGTGGTCTCCGTGGTCTTGCTGGGCTCCGTGTTGATCTCCACGCCGTACTTCGCCGCCATTTTCTTCCGGAAGGCCGCCTCGGCGTACTGCTGCTCGACCTCGCGCTGCCAGTCGGCGCCCTGGGCGGCGAACTCGCGCGAGAGCGTCGTCGTTCCCGTCCCGATGCGCGTCTCCTGGGCCTTCGCCTCCTTGAGCGGATCGACGTGCTGGTGGCCCGGCCAGAACCATTGGGCCGCCCTCAGCGCCGCGGCGATCGCGGCGATCGCGGCCGTCGAGATCCCGCCCGCGCCGCGCGTGAGGGCGTATTCCGCGAACCACCGCCGGAGGATCGGCCGGCAGAGCGTCGCCTCCAGCCACCGCTGCTCGACGCGGATGCACCGGAAATAGATCTGCCAGTCGAGGCGCCCCGACGCATAATTGTATCCGGATGAATCCCCCGCCACGACGTTGTACGGCATGTTGAGGCATCGCCCGATCTCGCGGACGGTCGCCTTGATGAAGCTGTCGTGGCGGCCCGACGGCTGCTCCGGCTTCATCTGCGTCGCCTTGACGCCGCGGGGGAGCATGATCCCCGACCACCGGGGGATCGGGATCTCCTCGAGCTCGTCGAGCGCGTCGTTATCGACCGCCGTCGCGTCCGTCTCGAAGGTCGCCGAGAAGCCCGCGGCCAGCTCGGCGGCGGTGATCACGGCGAGCAGATACCGCCGGAGGTTCGCGAACTGCGGCAGGGCCGGGGTGATCCACGGAACGCCCCGCGTCTGCCCCGGCCGCTGGCGGATGAAGGCGTGGATCATGCGGTCGGCCGGGACGAGGCTGTATTCGTCGATCTTCTCCCACGCGAGCTCGTCGCCGGGATGCGCGGCCAGGACGTAGTAATTGACCGGCCGCCCGAACTCGTCGAATTCGATCCCGTCGCGTCGGCGCTTCCCCCGCTCGTGCATCACCGACAGCGGCAGGTCGACGCGGTCCGGTTCGATCATCTGCAAGCGGAGGTTGACGGCGTCTTCTCGCCGCTCCGCCTCCGGCAGCTCCGTGGGGATCACGAACGCCTCGCCGGATTCGAGATTCTGCCGGACCGTGAGGCGCAGGACGTCGGCGAAGCTCTTGCC